TATGATGGAACAGAGGTTCGACAGGCTGGAAGCTAAGCTAGATAAGTTAGCAGATGCTATGGTTAAACTAGTGGAGATTGACACAAAGATTGACGGTCTCCTTAAACACAATAACACACAGGACAGCAGGCTCAATAAACATTCAGAGACTATTGATAATCACGCTGTTAAACTGGCCACAGTATCTAAAGCGGCTGGAGGCAACGAGTGGTTCATTCGTATTCTCATAGCTGCTTTGGTTACTGGTCTAGCATTTATGCTAAGGAGTTAATATGTTTGGTCTACCTTTAGAAGTTATAACAATGTTAGCTAGCACTATCGGCGGTGCAGTGTTTAAACTGATGGGACAAGCACAACAGGATAGAGCAGAACAGTTGCAAGCTGCTCTGGTTCGTCATGATAAAATAGAAGAGAGTAGAGAGAAAGCAAGACAGTATCAGAATCCAAATGCTAATTGGATCAGGCGGTTTCTCGTTATTTCTTTCATGGCTATGGCAGGATTCATTCTACTCGCTCCTATTTTAGGACAACATACTACTGTTCCTATAGAGATTACATCAGGATTTAAGTTCTTATTCTTTGACTTCACTAATACTGTTACAGAGTATATAACACTAGAGGGCATCGTTGTTCCTGAGTGGTTATCTCATGCAATCATGGCAGTTGTCGGAATGTACTTCGGTCAGTCAATGGTCAGTAGAAAATAACTGTTGACTTTTCATTTTAAATATGGTATAATATATGAATTACTTAGATGCAATCAACTCAGTTCTTAAACGCTTACGCGAAAGGGAAGTAGATACGCCTACCGAGAACGAGTACTCTACTCTTATAGGTATCCTAATAAATGATTCTCTTCAAGAAATAGAACAAGCATGGGATTGGTCAGCATTAAGAACATCTCTTACTGTTACCACTTCTGCTGATGTCTTTAACTATGAATTGAATGGTACTCAGAACAATGTTAAAGTGTTGGATGCTGTTAACGCTACTTCAAACTCTTGGGTTGGTTATGAAACAGCTCATTGGTTTAACCAGCAATATTTAACTGACACTCCTGCTACAGGTGCCCCCTCTCGTTATTCTTTTAATGGTGTTTCGTCAGACGGAGATACTTTAGTAGACTTACATCCAGTTCCCGATGGTGTTTACACATTACGATTTAACGTAGTGCAAAGGTCAGGCGAGTTAACAGAACCAACAGATAGGATTTCTGTTCCTTCCACTGCCGTTGTCTTGTTAGCCTACGCTAAGGCTGTTGAGGAACGTGGTGAGGATAATGGACAGACAGGTAACAGTGCTTATATAGCAGCTAACAAGGCTATGTCTAATGCGATAGCTTTAGATGCTAACAAACACCCCGAAGAGTTAGATTGGTATAGTGCATGAAACAATTATTAAGTTCTTCCATAGCAGCCCCAGGATTTTTTGGATTAAACACCCAAGAAAGTAGTATAACTCTTTCAAGTGGTTATGCTTTACAGGCAGATAACTGTGTTATTGATAACTTTGGTCGTCTTGGTTCTCGTAAAGGTCATGTTTATAAAACATCATCGGGTGGTACGGGAACAAACCTCCGAGGTATTCATGACTTCATAGATGCTTCGGGCCATGTTGATTATATCTCATGGGGTGGTACAGATATCTACAAAGGTCTGGAAACCCTAACAGCTTTAACTACAGGTATTACTATTACAGGTGATGATTGGCAAGCAGCAAGTCTAGGAGATTCAACTTACCTAGCTCAAGCTGGTCATCCAATGCTTAAAGTAAATAACTCCTTAGTTGTTTCTACCCATAGCACAGCGCAGTATAGTTTTGTTACATCTGCGTATGGACGCTTATGGGCTGGTAATGAATCAGCCGACAGACATACCTTACATTGTTCTGACTTATTGAATGGCGATTTCAATGGAGGCTCTTCATTCGATCTAGACCTACGAAAAGTATGGACTAAAGGTGGTGACGAGTTAGTAAGTGTTGCTGGCTTTAACGGCCTTGTCTTTGTGTTCTGTAAGAAGAGTATAGTCATTCTAGGAGATACTAATAATACAGACTTGACTATTACACCTACTACTCTACGAGTGGTGGAAGTACTGGACAATGTAGGTTGTGTGTCTAGAAGCTCCATACAGGCCGTAGGAGACGATTTGTTCTTCTTATCGGATACTGGCTTGCGTTCACTCAATCGTGTCATACAAGAGAAATCTAACCCTATTACAGACCTATCAGCTAATGTTCGTGATGAACTAACAGAGATGATAGCATCGTCTTCTTCTAACCATATCAATACAATCTATTCTCCAGTAGATGCTTTCTATCTATTAGTATTTCCTGCTGCCGAGTTGGTGTATTGTTTTGATACTAGAGGACGCTTAGAGAATGGAGGCTTACGGGTAACTAAATGGCCTAACAGTTCCATCTTATGTGGTACTGCTACAGACACAGCTCTCTACTTTGGTATGGCTGATGGTATCTCCCAGTATCAGAATTATCAAGATGATGGTGCTTCTTATTTCATGGCCTATCACACTAACTACTTTGACTTTGATCAGCCTACAGTAACTAAAATACTAAAGACTGTTGGAGTAACTTTAATAGGTGGTAGTGGACAGACGTTTGTAGTTAAAGTAGGTACTGATTACTCAGATCAACCTCGCTCCTATGTTCGATCTGTTAAACAGAGTAGTACATCTGAGTATAACGTATCTGAGTATAACGAGGCTGAGTTTACTGGTGGTGGTTCTACAGATCGTATCAAGGTAGCTATCGGAGGTCAAGGTAGTGTCCTTCAACTAGGATTTGAGGCAGACATTTCAGGTGATCAATTATCAATTCAAAAGTTTGACGTATATGTTAAACAAGGTAGGACTAACTAATGAGTAACTATATTAAGTCAACAAACTTTGCTGTTAAAGACGGCCTAGCAGTAGGCACAGCAGCTAAACGTGTACGTGGTACAGAGATTGATGACGAGTTTAACGCTATCGCCACAGCTAGTGCAACCAAAGCAAATGCTAATAACGCAGCTTTAACAGGAAACCCTACAGCACCTACACAATCTGCTGGTAATAACTCTACAAGGGTGGCTACTACAGCGTTTGTACAAGCAGCTAGCCCTGCTATGGGCATTGATACTGTGATCGTTGATGGCGCTTCTGGTACTACAGGTAAGAATATCTATATTGATAATGATGCCCCTGCCTCAGAAGGTAACGATGGAGATGTATGGTTTGAATACTAAAGTCAAAGTCTCAGGGGCTTGGACAGATGCGAAGCCTCATGTGAAGGTGAGTGGTTCTTGGGTTAAAGCTAAGAAGGCTTATTCTAAAGTATCAGGTACATGGGAAACTGCCTATGAATATGAGTCTGTATATACGTTCAGTTCAGGCACCCATACAGACGTTGACCTAGACACAATTAGCTTAGACAAGTATCATAATGTCAAGGTCGTTATTCCTTCTGATGCCGTGTTAGTGGCAAGCTCCACTAGCGGTTATGCGTTGAAGACAGGAACCACTTATGTAAAGTTAACGATTGAAAACAATGGTAAGATATTAGGTCGGGGCGGTGATGGTGGTAACGCTGGTTATGGTTACTCTTACAACCAAATTGCTCAACCAACTGACGGTACGGATGGTGGTATAGCTATCCACGTTGAATCAGCAGTAACCATTGACAACAATGGTACTATTAGTGGTGGCGGTGGAGGCGGTGGTGGTGCCGCTGGTGCTGTTCACGTTGGTACAGCATACAGTGGTGGCGGCGGAGGCGGTGGTGGTTATCCTCTAGGCTCTGGTGGTAACGGAGGCTCTACTACTCATAGTGGTACTGATGGCGCTGATGGTACTATATCTTCGTTTGGTACTGGTGGTACTGGGGGCTTCGATGGCACAGTAGGAGGTGGCATAGGCGGCGCTGGTGGTACCTATGGTGCTTCTGGTGCAACAGGTGGGCATATAGTAGGTGATCATGGATCAGATCCTCATGTAATAGAGTCAGAAGAAGGTACAGGAGGCACTGCTGGTGCTGATTATTATAACCCAAGCTCTCTCACAGTCATACAAATTTAAAACAGGTAGGATATAATATTATGTGGAATTTACTTCCGTCTTTGCTAGGAGCAGTTGGTTCCTACCAAGCACAAAAGAAGCTAGGTCAGGCAGGAGACAAGATGTTCTCTGCTGGCGATCAGGCGTGGGATCGTGGTCAGTATAAGCCTTATGGTGTAACTACTGGTGCTGGTGCAGCCTCCTTTGAGGACGGGCAAGCTAAGTTTGATCTAGATCCTCGTTATCGACAACAACAAGATCAGATGTTTGGTCTAGGTAGCTCTGCTCTGCAAGCTGCTGGTGGTGATTATGACCAACTAGCTGGACAAATGTATGATCGTCAACGTGCTTTAGGTACTGCCAATCGTGCAGCCGAAGCTCAAGCGTTAGGCGAGAGTATGTTTGGTTCTGGTACACAAGGCTTACGTGTTGCTGGTGAAGCTCTAGGAGCTGGTACTGGTGCAGGAAAACTCAGCCCACAAGGTTATGGCTTTGCTCAAGCGTTTGCACAACAGGATGCTGCTGATAGAGCTAATGCTTTCAACCAAGCACAGATGCAACGTGAGCGTGATATAGGTATAGGCTCTAGTATGTTTAGCCAAGGCCAAGGTATTGATCAACTTGGTATGGGTATGTTAGGTCTAGGTGGTGAACTTGGTCAGATGCGTTCTGCTGCCAATAACCAAGCTATGGGCAATCTCATTAGTAGTTATGGTGCTGGTGCTGACTTAATGGCACGTAGAGGTCAGGCTATGGCTGGTGGTTTACAAGGTTTAGGCGGTAGCTTAGGTGGTCAAGGCTCCTCTGGACGAGGAGGTAACTACTCCAACTTTGGTAATACAGCATTCTATGCTCCTCAAGCGGCTGGTATAGAAAACACACGTTATGGAAACGCAGCAAGTTTTGCCAATCCAGAATATTCAGATGTTGCGGGGTACTACTAATGGCTAGTGATGTAATGAGTTTATTCGGTTTAGATCCTGCTATCTTACAGCAACAACGTGTACAAGGAGGGGTGGATCAAGCCTCTCGTATGAGTGCTGACTATGCTATAGGCGCTGCGGGTGGTCAAATGCTAGGGGCGGGTATCAACACAGCCTTTGGTTTACAAACACCTGATATGCAGCAAGCTGCTTCGGTACAGGGAGGTATGGAAGGAGCAGACTTGACCTCTGCACAGGGCTTACGTATGGCAGCTAGTAAGATGATGACTAGTGGTAACTATGCTCAAGGCATGGCCTTATATCAGCAAGCTAGTACGCTGGAGCAAGAA